TCTAAATATCTCCATATCTCCAGCACCACTTTGCCCCTGAACATTCGCACCAGCAGGGTCACCATAGTAAGACATAATTGGGTATCCCTTAACCTTAATCATCTTAATTAAGTCTTCTGTTTTAATATTGTGCTTGTGTAGTATGCAGTCAAATACTCTTATATGCTCAAATTCGCCATCATATTGGGTCTGTATGAAGAGAACTGCTGGTTGTCTATACCCGAAGTCAATTGTACAAAATGTAGGCAAATTAGGGTCATATGGGAAGTCTCCCACATCTTTATCTCTATGGAAATCCCAAACTTTTCCTTCGAATACAGAAAACTCTGCACCAAACTCTTGCCCAAACAATTCCTTAGACATATTTCGTTTGCGTTCTATGATAGCAGAATCATTTTTCCCCAGAGGGAACTCATGTTGATTTTTCCATGATGGAGATGTATAACTATTCCACTCATCATCTTGTTTACCTAATTTGTACAAATCATATATCCAATTTCTGCCTTCAGGTGTAGTAATAAAAATAACCTTACCTTTTCTACCAGCAACAGTAGGAGATAAATACATATCCCAAATCTTCTTATTCATCTTGGCTACCTCATCAATTACAAGTAGGTCAAGACCTTCGCCCACTAATGAATCCGCATTATCTGCTGACATTCCTTCTACAGTAGTTCCCCACTTAAAACGAATGTACATATCTTTTTCAGATGCTTTGTCTATATCTTCTCCATGACCAATAACCATTCTCTGCCATATTTCTCTAAATATAAGTCTAGCCTTACGATAAGACATACCCACAACCCAAATACGCTTATTTGGTTGGGATGCTACATAGGTAGCTTCCATAGCACTAGCCCAAGTCTTACCAAATCTTCTGCCACATACAATTACATGGAATCTGGCATCCTTCTTTTCAGGGTAGTGTAGGGCTAGTTGCCCTTGATGTGGTTCGTAATTAAGGTACTTGAACCACTTTCTCTTAAATTCATAATTTTTTTCTTGCATTAGAATAGTGTTTTAAGTTAGTTTATGATATACATATTATGCAAGGGAATTTTGCATAAATTAACCAACTCACTCAAGAGGTAAAAATGTCAGAAGAAAAGACCATCGAGCCAGATGTAAAACAGGAAGTCGACACTAAAGTCGAAAACAATGTACAAGATGCTATTCCACGCTCAAGACTAAATGAAGTAATCTCACAAAAGAAAGAACTTGAAACAAAGTTAAATGAGATGAAAACGATAGTAGAGGAAAAGCAAAGGGCAGAACTTGAAGAACAAGGTAAGTTATCTGAACTAAATTCAGTATTATCGAAAGAAAACGAAGAGTTAAAAGTAATTAAAACTCAGTTCGAATCTCAAGATACTAGATTAAGGAATGATGCTTTATCAAGACTGCCAGAAGATAAAAGAGAGAAATTCTCTAGTTTACCTACAGATTCTCTTTTAGATGTAGTTGAAGAGTTATCATCTATTAAAAGCAATCCACAAAATAATGTTGGAACTGTTTCTAGGAAAGATGTTGACTTTAAAAGTATATCTAAAGAAGAGCGTAGAGATAACTGGAGTTCTATTCTCAATAATTTTAAAAGATAACTTAAGGAGTAAACAAAATGGCTTTTACAGACCCATTTGACGTAAATGTTCACTCAGGAGGTACTGGAGCAGTAACACCAAATATTGCTGACCAGTTTATCCCTGAAGTTTGGGGGCAAGCTATATTAGAGGCTTTCCAACAAAAAATAATGATGAAGAATGTCGGAATTGATTTGTCACCAGAAATTGCAAATCAAGGCGATAAGATTCATCTACCACACATTGGTGTTCCAGCACTTAGTGCTTTTACACAAGGTGGTGAGATATCTGCTGATGTAACAAGTGCTGGTAGCATGACAAGTGATGAAACATCTTTAACTGTTTCTGAGTATAATGTAGGTTCTGCTTACATTCCAGACATTGTTAAAGTCCAGTCTAACTATGACTTGATGGAAATCTATGCAAAACAGTTAGCATATGCTTGTGCTAGAGGTTTTGATAACTTCCTACATTTTAAAGTAGCTGAAAATCTACAAGGTTTACTTGCTAGTGCTACTGGTGCAATCGGTGGAGATGCCGACACATCAATGCACGTGCAAACTACTGGTAGCGTTCTTTCTCAGGGTAACTTAACTTCATTAATGGGGTTAATTCTTGGAGAAACTGGTGATACAGAAGGTTGGAATCTAGTATTGTCTCCAGAAATGTATGCAAGTTTAAACTCGCTTACTAGCTATTCTGAAGGTACTCAAGCAACATTAGGTGCTGAGTTTGGAAGAACTGGTAATGCTGGTGCTATTCTTGGTATGCCTGTTTGGATTGCTCAGTCTCCTTACATGGGTTCTGCTTCTGGTGGAGCTGATGTAAGTGCTGATGCATCTAAAGGTATTAAAGCTCTTGCTGACCTTGAAACATCTGGCACAGACGATAATGATATCGTTTATGGCTATGCAATTCATGAATCTGCTCTTTACTATGCTTTCTCTAAGGAAGCTAAGATGCAGGCTTCTTACAGACACTCTTACCTATCTACACTCGTAACTTGCGAGTCTGTATATGGTGGTGCTGTTAGAAATGCAGATGCTGATGGTGAAAGACGAATCTTTGGATTAGTTGATTACGAATAAATTACTTAACAGTAATTAAAATCTTGGGGGGAGTTTATTCTCCCCTCAAGCAACCAAGATACCCATGAGACAGCCAAGCTCGGTAAGGTATCATAACTCAGGAGAAAAAATATGGCAGACTTACGCAAATACTCAGTAAATGAATCAAATAACATAGGACTAGGACAAGCTGGTTGTTTATTCGAAGATGGCACAACTGCTATCTCAGGCAAAAAAATAGTTGCCATTCAATTCATTGCTGATTCAACATTTACAACATTAACACCTGAAGATTCTTCATATGTAGGCACATCAGGTGGTAACGGAGATGCAATAGACTCCTCCAACTCATTTCCTGCTGGAGTAGTTATTTTTGGTAGATGGACTGCTTTTACATTAGCAAGTGGTTCAGTTATAGCATACTTAGGGTAAGTCTATGCTAGGATTAGGCAACATCCTTACAAAAGGTGGGGCATTACTCGGCTTTCCCAATAAGTACTCCTTCAATTTCGATGGTTCTAATGATTATTTAGAAGTACAAGATAAATTAGAAAGTATTTTTCAAGCATCGTATTCTATTTCATTTTGGCTTAAAGCAGATGATGGACAACCATCTTCAAACCAATCTTTATTTGGATATAGAACAAGTGCTAATGGCAGTATAAATAATACAGTACAAGGTAAATTATTAACTAATGGAAAATTGTGGTTTAGGTATGGAGATGGAACTAATAATTCTGATGCACAAACAAATAGTGCTGTTTTTTCAGATGGTGCAACAGATTGGACTCATATCGCTATAGTAGTAAGTGAAAGTGCAGACCAAATATATATATATGTAAATGGCTCTGCTCAGACTCTTAATGGCACATTAGATGGAGATACATCTTCTTTAACATTTAGTAATTTTGGAGCAGGTAACAATTTTCCTATAGGTGGTAGAAATAATTTAGGAACAGTTGGAGAGTTTTTTGGTGGTGAAATTGACGAAGTAGCAATCTGGGATACTGCCCTTGATGCAAGTACCATTGCAAAGATTGGCTCTAAGGTAGTAGACCTAACAAAATACTCAGCATCCAACCTTAAACTATGGCTCAGAGCAGGGGATAAGGTAGAACCAGAAACCTCAATCGCCAGAAGTGACTTCTATACTGATTTTGATTCAACAGACGATTACATTAATGTAGGCTCAGATGCTTCTTTAGATGATATTTGGACAGGTGGTGGAACATTAACAGGGTGGATAAATATTCGTTCTTTAGGAGAAACTGCAGGAATGCTTACTGTAAAGAGAGGTTCTGATTCTGGATGGTATATAGTTCCTATAGATGTAAGTGGAGACACTTGCCAGTTAAGGCTTGTAGTTCGTTGGGATAATTGGGCAGTATGGGAAACTACATCAAGAGATATAACATTTAATGAGTGGATTCATATTGCTGTTTCTTATGATAATGGCTCAACTTCTAATAATCCTACTATGTATATTAATGGAGTGAGTGTTGCTGTTACAACGACAACTGCACCTTCTGGTACTTATGAATCTGATGCTTCAGATGAGTTATACATAGGTGGTGAAGCAGGAGCTTTTACTACTGATGGTGCTATATCCAACCTTACACTTCATAAGACAATTTTGGATTCTCAAACCATTTCACAGATGGCAAAGAGCAGATTTATTCCCATGAGAGACAACAGATTTTCTGTAGTGGATTTTGATGGTAGTGGTGATTATATCTCTACAAATGCTGATTCTACATTAGCAGATGCTACTTATACATTTTGGGCGAGGTCTACTCAAACAGGTGCTAATAAAGGCGTATTTGGGCATGGAGGTCAAGATAGAGGTGCTTTTCATTTTAATTTTAGTTCAGACAGACCATTATTATATATGGGTGCTAATCGCTTTAGATATTGGAATGATAACTCTGCACAAGATGATGGTGCTTGGCATCATTGGGCAGTTGTATTGGATGCTGATGATATGACAGGATGTAAATTATATGTAGATGGAGTAGAACAAACAGTTAGCCAAACAACTAATAGTGGTGTTTATAAAGCATACACCACAGGACTTAATATAGGTAGGGCTGATTCATCTTATGTATGGGAAGGCTCGATGGCACAATTTTCAGTTTACTCTGATTTAAAAGATTCTGACTTTATTTACGCACAATGGTCAAAAGGTATTACAGCGAACTTTTCAAGCGATGCAAACTTATCTGCATACTACAGAATGGGTTCAGACACAAGTAAGGCATATCCTACTATAGCAGATTCAAGTTCTAACTCAAACGATGGTACAATGACTTCAATGGCATCAGATGACATAGTACAGCAAATGGTTGCAGGTTATGACATGGGGGCATTTGAGAGTAGTTCAGAAGAGTTGGGTGGAGATTTTGCAAGAGCAGTTGTAGCAGATAGTTGGACTGCTTATACTAATATGACTGTAAATAGTATTACAGGTGGGGTTTCTATTGTTGCACCAACTACTGCATCTGGTGATTCTGTTTCTGGTAATGGTGCATATATATATTTTAGAGGTGCTACTTTTTTTGGTGAAAATCAATTAACTACTAAGGACTTAGAAATAGGCAAAACATATTCTGTTACATTTAATGCTTTTTATTCTGGTGGAGCATCTGGAGTATATGCAGATATATATAATAGTAGTGAAAGTATATTTAGTGATGAGTTTACAACAACAAACACATCTTACACTATGGTTTTTGAGGCAAAAAATGCAACTACAGGTTTATTAAGATTTCAACAGATAAAATTAGATAATACTGTTTATATTACTGATATAACAGTCAAAGAAGTCCTCCAATCAGCAGACCTAAGTGATACTTACCCTGCCATCATAGATGTAAATGAGCCTGTTCTTGGAGCAGAGTTAGTTGGTTCTGGATTTTATACTTTAAGTAATTGGACAACAACCAATACAGAATCCAATCCAACTGCAACATCTGTAAAATTTGTAAGAGGAGATGACAATGCAGGTGGGGCTATTTATTTAAGAAATGCAAATAATGAATTAACAGCAGATTTAACAGTTGGTGAGTATTATAAAATTACACTTACTTTTACGACTGATGATGCAGATGCATACCCTGTAATAAAAGATAGTAGTAATACTTATTATTCTTTTGGTGCAACAAGTGGAGAAAAAGTATTGTACTACAAAGCAGTCCACGCAACACTTGACAGAATAATGTTTCAAGGTGTGAGTGCAGGTACATTTGTTCAAATAGCAGATGTTTCAATTAAGCAAGTAAATGGTAATGTCGGCACAATGACACAGATGCTATCAAGCAACTTAGTCTATTCCTCAGTTCTGCCAGACCAATCC